AAAGAAGTTAGAAGATAAACTTAAAGATGATGGATTACAAATAAAGAATTTCTATTATATAACTGATACATTCTATAATCAGGATAGAGATGAGATTAGATTTAAAGTAATTAGACTTCTTTTGCAACATTTAGTTGGTTATAAAACCAAAGATGATAAATTCATCGATGAAGAAATAACAAGATATGATGTTGTAAATTATTTTGATACGCATTCTGATACAATGTGTATTATGAATGAAGGTAATACTGTATTGCGATATTTACTAAATAAAACAGAAGATGGTTTAAAGTCGGTTATTAAAGAAGATATATCGGAGTATTGTCCGACACTAATTGTTAATCAGATAACTGATAACTATATGAATAAGAAGATAACTAATAAGTTAAATATAAGTCCTAATAATATTATTAAAACATTTGAGGGGTTTAATATGGGTAAATATATAAAATTCAAAAGAACACTCAGTAATAAGTCTAGTTCATGGGTTGACTATAAAGGTGACATTTTAACTATAAAGGTTTCTCCAAATTTTAAATCAACACCTTATATAAATAAGGAGATAGATAATATATTGGCTAAATTAGTTAAGATATCTAATTATTATAAGTTAATACTAAACTCCGCCCAGTTATATAATCTTTATGATAATAAAGGAGTTTGGTTGAGGTTCAGACTAGCTGATACTGATGGTAGTACTATATATAATACAGAACCAGGTATGATACCATCTGATATAAAGTTAGATATGATGTCTAAAGTTGAAAATGAATTCGGAGATAATTTCACGACACAAGACTTTAAAGAAAGAGGTTACATCTCATTTGATGTATTTATAGGCTAGTCCTTCTTTTTAAGATAATTATCGATCATATCATTTAGATTTCTCGCATCCATTATTTTAGTCTTTTCCTTATTGTCTATTTCATCTTCATCTAATTCAACTGGAGGTGCGGATTCTGCCATCTCATTCAGACCCATATCCTTTCTAATTTCTTTGTAAAATTTTTCTAATTCAGTCCTTTGGTTTGATGAGAACTTAGAATTCTCTCTTATTTGTCCAATAGTTTGGTTAACCACCTCGTGCATTCTAGCAGAGTTATCTCCGTTATCCACCTGTCTAAGTTGGGTAAGGAAATTTTTTCTAGTCATTCTTGATAAGAATATAGTTTCTGCATATATCGCAGCATCCTCTCTCATCTTATTTTTAATATAATTGTGTTCAGCAATTCTTTTAGAATCACCTAAATATAAATCAACTAAGCTTTCTAATAATTTAAGAGCTTGGTCTGTTGATTCTGTTAAATCTTGATCATAATCATATATCTGAATCTCACCTAAATCAGGTAGGTCATCTTTTTTTGCTAGGTACCTTGAAACATCTATCTCAGTACTTTCTTGAATTCTCTCGAATTCATTCTGTAATTCATTAATCTTTTTATCCTTATTCATAAAGGAATACGTTATTTTTCTATATATATTTAAAAAATGGTTATCCCTTTTAATTATGGCAGTTGCTAAAAAAGAAGTAGAGAAGAAATTTATATTCACAAGTAAGAATATTGTGGATATAACACAACAAATATCGGATGGGTATGTAATCAAACGTTATCAGAACCCGTGGTTTAAAAATGAAGTGGGTGTTAGGAGAAGTGGTATAACATTCGCATTATCAGAAGATGAAATTCAAGAATATATTAGATGTAAATTAGATATACATTATTTTGCTGAGAAATACTGTAAAGTAAAGAGAGAAGATGGTAGCATTGGTAATATCAGATTACGTGACTATCAGAAAGATATATTAGATTTATATACAAAGAATAGGTTTAGTATATTATGTGCTAGTAGGCAAGCAGGTAAAACAGTTAATGCTGCGATTACCATGCTACACTTTATCACATTTAATAATGATAAAAATATTATGATTGTTGCTAACGTAGCTGGTACAACAATTGAGATCATAGATAAGATTAAATCAATATATGTTAATCTACCTTTCTTTTTAAAAGCAGGTATTAAGAACTGGAGTCAAAGAACAATGATATTTGAGAATGGATGTAGAATTAAATCTGCTGCTAGAAGTAAAACACCAGCGATTGGTTTTACTATTGACTTTTTATATCTGGATGAGTTTGCACATATCCCTTCTAATATAATTGAGCCGTACTACACGGCTGTTTATCCGGTTGTTTCGGCGGTTGAGAACTCTAAAATAATAATAACATCAACACCAAATGGTATGAACTTATTCCATAAGCTACTTACTGATGCTGAAAGGGTTGATGGTGATGTTTTAAAGAATAACTTTAAAGCGATGAGAGTATATTGGTATCAAGTTGCAGGTAGATTTGTTACTTATTATAGATTATATGCTAATAAGCTACATGCTTATAATATGACAAAAGAGGAAATATTTGAGCAAGTTAAAGAAACATTTGGGGGATTGACAAAGTTGGAAATGAAATGGTATAGTGATCTTGAAAAGGATGTTATATTAGTTTATAATAATGATGTCTGTACAGAGGTATTATCTAAATCATTTCAGTTTATAGATAAAGAAGGATTAGAGGTACCAATACAAGCGGTTTCAGAAACAACAACTTGGAAAGAGGATGCGGTTAGAAACATTGGTGGTGAAGATGCCTTTAACCAAGAGTATGAATTGCGTTTCATAAACTCAAGTAGATCACTTTTAAACGAGAGTATTATTGAGAATCTGCTAAAAAATAAAAAACCTTATAAATTTGAACAGATATATGAATTTGATAGAAAATTAAAGTTCTCTTATTCAGATTTAAAATGGGTTGATGATGATGAGCTATTTATGCCTATACAAAGAAATTCAATAAAGGGAATTGTATCAATCGATATATCAGAAGGATTGGGGCAAGATTTCTCGGTTATTAATATATTTAGGTTAGGTAAGAAGCCTGATGATGTTATTGAATCACAGAAGCATACCTATACACATATGAGTGATTTCTTCTGTCTAACACAAATAGGTATGTTTAGATCAAACTTGGTATCGGTTAAGCAATTGGCTGAAATATTCTATCTATTGATGTTTGAGTATTTTAATTTTGATAACTTTAAGGCGGTTTTAGAAATTAATAGTTATGGTAATGAGTTTCTTGCTCATCTACCTAATATATTTGATGGTAACAACAATTATGGATCCAGTATATTCTTTAAGTATAAGCATAGATCTGATGCGATTGAGGAAAAATTGGGATTAAAGGTAAATGATAACAAAAACTTATTAGTAAAGGAATATCAGGAAGCAATGGATAAGAAAAACTTTATCATTAATAATGAGGATAATATTCGAGAGATAACAACGTTTGTTAAACATATAACTACGGCAGGTAATGTAAGATATGCGGCAGATATTGGTAATGATGATACAACGATGACACTGGTTGATGCCTCAAGTGTATTTGCTAAGAATGATTATCGAGAGATGGTTGAAGATTATGCGAATAGCTATATTCCTAAAGACAAATTAAATTACTTTAATTCTATTTTGAAGTCAATTGATTATAGAGAGGCTGCTGATTACTCTTCCATTATTAATATAAATAGACAAAGAAAATTTATGAGTCAATATAAGAATAATAGCTACGGAAATACATGGTTTGGAATTTAATATATAGTTTATGAAACATATAAGGAAGTTTAATGAATCTACTGAGAAACTATATAAGGAGATAGATGAGGACGATTTAAGCGTGATTGGTATTTACCTATATAAAGATGAACCGGCAAGACTAGAAACAATAAGTAAGATATGGGCGGATTTCACTCGAAAGGAATTAGATATTATTAAAAAGTACACACCACTAAACGTTAGGAAACATATAGTTTGCCCGATAGGACAAACTGATAAACATTTTATAGAAATAAAGTCTAGTAAACCAAACATATACTTATCTATTGTAAAGATAATAGATGACTGGTTCTTTGTTACTGTTGGTGCCTATATTGAGGATAATTATAGCTTGACCCAATTTGTACCAGGCTCCGAAGAGGAAGATATCTTTTTTAAATGTGATTCAATAGAGGGGTTAGAACAATTATTGAAAGACTTTAATTGGTTTAGGTTATAAAAAAAATGTGATCAATTGATCACATTTTTTATTTAAGCAACATCCATAGTTACTGTTAGTCTGGCGGCTTTTAGTTTATTATACATTTCTGTAATTTTCTCCTTATCCCCTCTCTTCACATCACATTTACCTGTAAAGTGAACGAGATGTGCGCATTGCTCCGCCTGACTTTGCTCATGTCCGCATATTTTCATTAGACATTGAATAACCCAATCAAATGAATTATAGTCATCGTTATGTAGCCATAGAATATATGGTTCACTTAATAATTCTTTTAATTTCGTTGATGTTTGTTCTTTAGTAATTGTTGCCATTTTCTATATATTATTTTCAGTGATTCTTGATTTATCGAATATGTTTATAATTTCGCTAATAGGTGTACTATCATGTTGACAATCGCTCTCACATACTAATGATTCATTGTTGATTTCAATTGTTGATCCACACTCTCTACATATCAGAGATAAATTAATTGAGTTATCTTCATTTATTTTTATGCTAGCCTTAATTGTCTTTTTCATCTATACAAATTCTATCTTTTTTAATAAATCTATTGTAATAGCTACACAATGGTTGTAAATTTGTATAGTTACTTAACTTAATAATATCCTCCTCTGTTAGTGCGTTATTTAGTGGTATGATATGATCAATATCCCAAGTCTTATTTACTTCATAAATACCGTCTAATGGATTTCCATAATTTTCCCATGTCATCCAGTCCTCAAATTTAGACTCTAGATATATCTTAAACTCACTTATAGTGCATCCTAATATATCAGCACTTTTATACCTCTTCGAATATCCTTTTCTTTTTATTGCATCTCTAATAATATTACTTATTATATGTTTAAGCCTATAAAGTTTATCATTTGACATTTTACTCTTATGGTATTTCAGACTTGATGCTTTTACTTTATCTGGATTATTTTTAGCCCATTTCCTTTTTATCTCATTTAACTTCTCAACATTTTCAGTAGCATATTTCCGGTCAGTTACTTTTTTAGCATCTATACCTTTCAATCTACTCTCTTTAACTCTATCGGGATTTTCAATAGCCCACCTTCTCTTTAGCTTATTTAACTTTTCTTTATTTTTCTTTCTATACTCCTTATCATACAATCTTTTCTTTTCCTTTCTTTCATCATCAGACATAATAAAACTTTTTTAGTATATATTGAAAAAGTGCTCCTCTCTATCATCTAATTAATTATTTTGGTTGTCTTGCGAATAACATCGATAATAGTTACTTTTATAGATTGTTTCTTGGCCCAAACTTCAAACTGTATCAGGTGTGATTCCCGGTCATCAAACATGATGAGTTCTTTTGCTGTTGGATTCTCTCTCATAAGTCTCTCGAATAAACGACATTTAAAATTGAATGTTTCACCGCCAGTATTACAATAAACATCACAATCTATATCATGCAATCTTAAAACCTTTTTAACCTGAGTTTCTAATCTCGCAAGTCTACCAGTTGCTATAAATGTATATGCTGTTTTATCATTGATATATTTATCAAAAAACTTGTACACCCATCCGTTTACTGGTGGATAAAATACTTTAGTATTTAATGACTCTGGATTTCCCCACCATCCTCTTCCTTGAAAGGATAACCCTGTGGCTTTTTCCCATTGTGGCTCACCTATTTCTGGCGTTGGTGTCATTATTAATGTACCATCGAAGTCAAAGGATATAATTTTGTCTATCATTTTATTAAATTTTTTTGTGAAAGGTAGTAAATACTTTTTGATATATATAATACAAATATAGTCAAGTTTTTAAAAAAAACCAAATTTTATGGAAAATATACTTAATATAATAAAAAGTTTGATGTCGGCTGTTAAGTCGGTGTTAAAGTCTTTAAACCCACTATACATCATAGGCGCTTGTATTGTAATCATGATATTTGTATATCTACACTTTTTCTCTGGTGATAAATATAAGAAAGAAAATGATAAGTTAAAAGCTGATATAGAGGATATTAAAAAAGATAGAAATGCTATTAAATATAGTCTGGATAGTATGTCAACTAAATATGTGGTACTTGAAAAGAACACTGCGGCAAGGGTGGCTGAGTTAGAAGCTATTGATAGTAGAATAACTCAGATTGAGTCTAATTTATCAAAGTCAAATACTCAATTAAGTCAGATTAAGAATAGTGTTAATACCATCAATTCACAAATGCTAAAAATACAACAAAATCCTGTTAAAAGAACAGGTGATAGTTTGTTGTCATCACTAGGTGAAAAAATAAATCAATAATATGAAGAAACTACTAATTACAGTAATTACAATTATATCTATGTCATCCTTAAAGGCACAATTGAAATATCCATCATTTTATATAAAAGATGGTGATACGCTAGGTGTGATTATATCGGTTAAACAGGCACAGAAAATAGATAATGACTATGATATGCTTTTTTTGTTAAAGCAATCCCATATGTCTTATGAAAAATTAGATTCTGCTTATATTAAAGTTGTATCTGAATCAGGTAAAGATATTGCCGAATTAAAAGTTAAGGTAAGTAAACTAAATGAAGTATGTACCTCAAAAGATGCTGAAATAAATAATCTTAAAGCCCAGATAGCTAAGTATGTATCTGATGAAATTCTTGCTAAGAAAGAGTCTGATAAGAAAGATACTATTATAAAAAATAACGAAAGAGAGATAACTAATCTTAAAACTCAACGATTTTTAGGATTCACAGTTGGTGGGGGTGGGTTGATTGGTATAATAGTTTTGCTTTTATTACATAAATGATAAAAAATGACTTTTTATTTATAATATATACATTATATAAAAAAAAATATTCTTAAAATGAAACACATAAGAAAATTCGAATCTTATTCAAGCAAAAGAAAATTAGAGATTGCTATTAAAGAAAGTGTAATGATTGTTGATGATGTTTATAAAGTAAATGTAACTGCTGAAATTCCACAGTCTTTATTAAATGCTTATATTAAAAAGGTTAAAGACTCCTTAGATAAAAATGCTAGACAATTCTTTTCAGATGTCCAGTTAGCAGAAGAAATCACTAAATACGTTCTTCAACAAGGTTTGAACGTTGATAAAATAGAGCCATCTGCACTATTCGGTGGGGCTCAAGCGCAAGCACAAACTGGTGGTCAAGTTCAGGTTCAAGCACAAACTCAAGGTCAACCACAAGCACAAATGCCAGTGGAAGGACCTGCACAAGCTCAGGGTCAAGCTCAAGGACAAGGAATGGCTCAAGGTCAGGCTCAAGGACAAGCTCAGGCACAAGGACAAGGAATGGCTCAAGGTCAAGCTCAGGGTCAAGCTCAAGGTCAAGCTCAGGCACAAGGACAAGGAATGGCTCAAGGTCAAGCTCAGGGTCAAGCTCAAGGTCAAGCTCAAGGTCAAGCTCAGGCACAAGGACAGGGGTTTGAAGAAGTTAATCCAGAGGAAGAAGAGGAAGAAGGTGAAGAAGAATTACCAATTTAATAAAGATATGAAACACAGCTGACAGAATATGCTGAGCTAATTAATAAGTTAGCTGTAAGAAATTTCAGTTCTCTTAATGAAGGATTAAAAGAGGATATAAGAATAGAGTTAAATAACTTAATTATATCCTTTAACGATGAGAAAAATTTAGAACTAAAAATTGAAAAAGCACAAGAAATAAAATCTTTCTTAGGATCTAATGATAACATAAAAGGTGTAGATGATGAATTCCTTTGGGAGGTTTTTAATACATATATTGAACATTTAGGGGCATTTGCCACAGCTGCTGTTTATTACGGTAAAAATATAAATGATGGTATTGAAATGGTTGATCAAGGATACATATTTGATAATAATGGATTTGAACCTTTTGAGGGATAAACTGAAAAAAATTATAAATTATAACGAAAAGCACTATTTTTATAGTGCTTTTTTTATATATAGTATATGAAACATTTAAAAGCCTTTGAGAATTTCCTAATTGAAACAATCTTATCAAATGATGATTACAGAGAGCAATCTAGTGATTTGATAGATTTTATCAGAGATGTCATTGATATATCAATGGAAGATGATAAAATTGAGTATCATTTAACTAGATTCGATCTAATGAGGAAAGAACTATTGGATACAAGATACATCGTAGTTCAGAAGAGATTTATTACATTATATGGTTCAATATCAAATGCTGACTTGATTGAAGTTAAATCAAATAGTGCGTGGATATGTGATTGTGTAACACTTGAGGTATTGGTTGATAATCAAACCAATATTAAAGATTATATTGAACAGAAGTTTAGTAGAGTGATAAAGTCATACCCAAATACCTTAATCTACTCTAGACTTGAAGGAGTTTCTATGCGTCCTAAAGATAATTCATTAACTGGGTATCGGATAGTTTTCTTATTAAATCCAATATATGATATGATACAAGAATCAAACTTTGTTTCCAATACAACTAATCTGATTATAGTAGATGTCCAAAAATCATTCCGTAAATTCTTTACCGAAATGTATGTTAATCAATTACAGAAATACGCTAAACAATTTACTAATGTTTATGTTATTTACGATAATCACTATCAAGGAAAGAATGTTGATAAGGATTACTTATATGATGAAGTTCAAGATGAATTGGATAAGGATGAGGTATATAAATTTAAAGATGGACAAGAACTAATAGAAAAGCGTTATCAATATGATGTTGATGCGGATTTCTACAGAAAGATACTAGATAAAGAAACTTATAAAATAGTTAAAGAGAAAGAAAAGAAGAATCAACTAAAGGTTGGTGAGCTTTATATGACAACTGAGGGAACTGCTATTGTATATATTGGTAATAATCACCAGTGGTATCATGTTCCAAAGAGATTGTATGAATTATTCTTAGACCTAAAAGGTCAGGTAGTTACAATTGTTGGGGGTAGTAATGGTGAGTGTATTAGAGATGTAGAAGTTGCTGCTGAGGCAATGGGAGTAATTATTAAAGAAGATCTGGGATATATTTATTCTGCTTCTTATTGTCCAATAAAATAGAACCCGATTTAAAAATAAAATAAAATTATGAAACGTATATCAAGTTTTAATCAATATCTAAGAGAAGATTTAGATACAGATAATGTCGATAAATATAGTGACTTAAAAGAGGAGTTAACAGAGATGATTAAAACATCATTGAAATCAGAAGATGATAAGATATTTAACGATTTCTTAGAATCATTCGTAAAGTCACCTAATGAAACTAAAATAGAAGGATTAATAAATGATTCAGATATATATGAGTTCTATTTAAAGTGGAGAAATGATGTTGATGATGTTTTATCTGATATAAACTATTTTGATGAAGTACCATCAGAAAAAAAGGTTTTCTCTTTATATGAATATATTATAAAGGGTACACTAAGTGCGGCACAAGAGGTAGTATCAATGATTAAAAAGTAATCTACTAAAGTGTGTTATAATTAGCGCAGAAATAATTGTAGTTATGATAAAACATTTTAAAAACATCAATAACTTTCTTAGTTTATATATTTTTTTAAATATCATTGATAACTTATTAAAGAATATATTTCCAATTATCATACATAGAAATATTAGCCAGTTATTGGTGAATAGCCCAATAACAATCCATGTTGTGCTGAATATGACAGTTGATGACCAAAATAACATCAGCTCATAACTAAAATTACCTTTGAAGTCCTTTATACATGGCTTATTACCAGTTATCTTCCTATATTTAAATATAAAATCAGCGGTGTCAAAGATAATATTATGATTTAATAGTATTACTATATTTAGTATTATTATAAGTAGTCCTATCCCATAAAAAAAAGTTTCCATATAATTTGTATTTTTTAGATCAATATTGTTTATATATTAAAAAATGTTTTATCAATTTATATAAGAGTGTTTAGAATTTAATATATACTAAAAATAGTAAGTAATAATTATGTCAACACCACTTTATAAGTCGCTTAAAAAAAATGGTACTTCGTTCTATGCCTTTCCCGGTGCTAGTGAAGATATATCAGCAGCATATAATAATGAAAGTTATAAAATGTATTTCTCTAAATATGTTTTGTTGAACTTTCCTAAACAAAATCTAGATTCTGGTACTAATAGTAATCCAATCACTTTTGATTTTGAGAATTCATTTTATAAGCTAAATGCCACTGGTCAACAAGCTCTGACTTATCAGGATCAATTAATCGAGTCACTTAGAAACTATGTTGCTAATCACGAGGAAGTACTTAGAGATTCTAAGTTAAATAATACCGAATATTATTATGATACAACTGCCATGGAAACAACAACTGAAAAGATATTTTGGAAATGGTGTAAAAAGCTAAATATAATTGATTATGAAGTTGCTGTTGATGGTGATCAGTATTTTAGTAATCTAGTTGAATTTGAAAGAAATAATGTTACGGATGACGCCTATTTTCCAGAGTTATTGTGGGTTGAAAGAAATGTTGTCGATCATAGAATAATACGATTTTATGAAACTGGTATCACTATACCAGGATATGTAAATAGATTGGAAGTTGAGTTTTCAGCAAATACTAATTATAAAGTTGGTGATAAAATTGTTATTAATAATATATCTGATGCAAACTCAATATTATTGTCACCATATGGAATTGTTAATGGGCTACAGATTAATGTTAAAATTATAATACCAGCGGATGCTACTCATAATCAAAGGGCTGTTCTTGATACAGATAGTGGGTTGATATATAACGGAGCGACACTAATAGAATCTAGCTGTATATCTAAATTAGTTTATCACAAATTAGTACAATATATAGGTGAGGTAAATGGTGTTAATAATGTACAGGCTCAGAATAGATCTTACACTGAGGTATATGCGAGTATACCGGATCATACAGGATCCACCCCGGACATTTTATTCCGAACAATGGTTGATGTGAATTATAAACCAGGTATGTATTATCCAATATTACCTTCACAATACCAACCAGAAATTTTAGGAGCAGAATTATTCAATTCGCCTATTGTAAACACGCCACAGAACTACCCAGGTAACTATTACGGGCAGTTTGATACACAATATGAGTACACATATCAAACAGCAGATGGTGACACTCTAAGAAGAAGCGGTGACTATTATGGGGTTAGTGGTGATATAAATAGTCCAGTAATTAATGGAAGCACACTTGATGGTGTTACTATTGACTTCAATACTGCTCACTACATAAAGATGAATATCTATAACAGAGAGCTAACTAACTTTGATCAATTTAATGCTATGGAAGTTAACAATCAACCTCCACAAGATTTTGAATTCAACTCAGTTTTGTGGTACTATACAGTTGAAGATGCTAATGGTAATACAAAGACTAATTTATATGGTATATCATTCTTAAACAACCCAGATAATAATCCAGTTGAATCAGAGGTTGGTATTAGACTACCCGTGTATCAAAAACTGGCAGCAAATGATAATCAAGATGGGACATCATATCAATTCAGTTTAAATCTAAACTATAATATAATAAATGAGAATCCACAAGATAGTTATAATCCTGATGCTATAAATTCATTATTTAGTTTTAATATCTTTAATGAGGCTATGAGAAGGTTATCAAGTGTGAATGATTCATTTACAAACATAATATCTGAGCAGACTGACTTAAAAGTACAATTAAATAATGTAAAGCAGTTAATCTATACACAGACTGATTTTTCTAATATGAATACTAAGATAGCCAACTTAGAACAACTGTTGACATTATATCAATCCAATCAATTAATATCATCTGAGACAATTGAGGTTGTTTCTAATGTTGGTGCTGATACAATACCAACAATATTTTTGAATAATACTGATACACAATACTCAACTATTAATAAAGTAAATGTAACCGATTTATATGCACAGAGTGGATCAATACCAATGAACATAGCTGTTCCTAAAAACAAAAACTTCCTAGTTAAGATAGTAAATAATGATGAAACAATATTGTCGTTACCTAATAATGATAAACTAACAGTGTATTTATCATCAGATCTTTACTACAAACAAAGTATTGATATATCAATAGATGCAACAAGCTACGCCACACAGAATAAACAACTAGACTTTTATGTTAACTATTCAAATGGTATAACTAATCAGTTACCAGTATTGACAAAAGCTATAGGGTCGGTTGATTTACCTATATATTACAATTCATATTATCAAACACCAAACTCAGCAAAGACGTGGGATAGATTTGATTTTGATATCGATTTGAACCAAGATGTTGTTTTAAATAAAACAGGGCTCTTAACAATTGGATTGACTGGTGCACCAGCTAATATTATTGGTAATTCTATTAAGAAAGGTGATACACTTCAATTAAAAGACTTTATATTGGGTACAAGTAGTGTTATTGATTTCTCTGGTCAGTACTCTATTAATTCAATTAATGGGTCATCGATTGATTTAGATGTTACAAAAAACTCAGTGATAACATCATATTCTAATGCGAATATTACAAGTGGTGTTACAGTAACGCTAAATAATGTACTTGCTAATAAACCATATTTGTCATTAAATAAGGGATATAATTACAGAATAACCAGAGTTGATGGTGGACTAACATCCTCATTTGCTGATAGATATATGATAGAGAAATACTAATTTCATTTTTTAATATATATAATATGATTATAAGATATAATAATTTCATAGTAGAATCTAAATATAGTGATATTGAAAGAGAATACCACTCAATTGGTGAATATGTTGAAAAGTTAGCACATGAAGACGAGTATTTAATACCGATAATATCAAATTATATAAATGATGCTGATACAGACATATCAATATCAAATGCGGTAAATCTATTAGGTGACTTTGATAAGAAACAGCTATTTGATAGGGTTTACAACTACATAAATAATGGTGAGAAAGAAAAGGATGTTGATATAATGGCGAATGTCGTTATAAGAGAAAGTAATGAAACATTTGGTGGTAAAAATATATTTCAGTCGTTTTTAAAGTCCATTACTGCACTTGGTTTAAAAAATATTGGTAAATCGAAAGACGTACCTGATAATTGGGTTTTATATTATTCAGAGGATAATATCAGTATAGAGAAATTAAAACTTGTTTTTAAAAGATTTAGATCACTAGCAATGTTCTTGGATAGAATAGACTATAGTTACAACGAATGTGGTGTATATTATGGTATCAAATCTGATATGACATTTGAGTATGGATTTGTTGTTAATGGTAATGTTAGAGTTGGTAGTTTTAAAGTCAATCGAAGTGTATTAAAATGGTTATTATTATTACAATCACCTTCTTCTATTTCCATGAAGAAAGATTTAGTATCACTTAGTATAGAAAACTTATTAATTTATTGCAAATTGGTAAATGAGATGAGTAAATATAATCTACCATATAAACAAAAATCTGGTCCTAATATTAATGATGGTGTGCTTACATTTGGATACTATGGTATTGGTAGATGGGATAATGGTGTTTTAGATCCAATAGAATACCAAAACATAAAAACAAATTTCAAGAATTGGTTGATGAAGTTTAAATGGGCTGATAAGATATTGGTTAGTATAACTTATGATTCATTTTGGGTATATTTCAATATAAAGACAAAATAAAAAAAGCCTCTTTTTTAAGAGGCTTTTTTATTTTTATACCAAGTTAATGTGTATTCATAAACCCTTGGTATAGTATCTTCTGAATCATCAACAAGTAGTCCAAAATCAAATCCTAAAAGTGATTTTATCCTAATACATTTTTTATTTAGTTCTTCCTCAATATCCTTATTAGCTTCAATATTTATTCTACATGAAACTCCATTAATATAACCATTGTCTTCATCATTATAGTTATAAGATATATCAAAACTGTTCACATATCGAAATTCTAATAAATCAATAAAAATATCTTCTATTCCTTCTGCGTCTTGATATTGGAGTGAATGACCCGCTAACAGTTGCACATTGTTGAACCATTATATATGGTACAAATACATATACAGGATTATTCTCCTTTTTACCAATTATTTTCATCAATATTATACTATATAATATTATTATTGTTGTCGCTAAATATTTCTGGATTTTCTAATATTAGATTAAATACGTTTATATAGTTACTACCCACATTGTCGGATTTAAGTACTTGATTCACTACTTTACCGATGCAATGTTCAATAATAACCTCTACGCCCCTAAAACTGGATAGAATATCATATTTCAATTTAAATTTACTAAGATGTGCCATCATAGTGTGTTTATTATACTGACTACCATATCGTGAATAAGTTGACTCATGTGGGTTTTGTATGTAATAATACATATAATCTATAATACCTTGCTTATCATCACTAATAGAAACAGCTCTATCATCCAGTAATGCACGTATAGTTGTATTATCCATTGCATATTTAATATGATTTTGATATATCTGCATAACTTTATCAGCACTACCGAATTCATCGTGTAGTATATTATTATATCGATAGAAGCTTGATTCATCACATAATTGAGAATTTATATCCCTAATCTCTTTTTTCTTGGCAATAACTTCATCAGTTTGCTCAAGGCTGTCTAATATCTTTTCAACATCCGAATAAATCATCTTTGAATAAGATAGCTCATAAAATGTTGAGTTGTCTATCATTTCATATTTCTTACTCATCTTTATACCAAATACCTTATCAGATTCAAATGCTCTATCATATTTAGTGTTATATATCTGTTGGAATTTGGCTAGTGATGTTTTAAAAACCTTATAAGCTTTAGTTGTCTGACCCTTAACATAAAAATTACCATCATATTCTTCTAACAGTTCATTTAAATAGTAATCACCATTTACATCCTTCTTGTAGTCTTTACTATGTGAATCTTGTTTTGGATAAAACTCCTCATCTCCATCAAGATTTATATTAACACTAACTAAATCGCTATAAAGTCGATACTCATCTAACACCTCACAATATCCGCATTCACGACCTGGTACCCAATCATTATAGTATTCTATAAAATGAGACAAGTCTTTACGCAAATAAGAATTAAACATTACACTCCAGGCTAAATCCTCCTCCATATAATGACCTCGATGATAATCAGAATATATCAGATTCATCTCATCATATCCACCTTCGGTATCGTGCATGTATATTAATCCTTTTCTATCTTCTTTAACTTTTGTTTCATAACTATATAGCTTACATGTTGAGAAACTATAATAAGGTAACGAATCCATATAGGGAAACTCTGAACTCTTTGTTGCCTTGTCGTCACCTTTGGTTAACTGAACCTCTAAGCCGGTATAGCTATCCTCATATAGTATTACTTTATTATCAAATTTAACCTTAACCCAGTTATTTAGTAAATCCTCATCAGAATCATCAGTGTAATAAACTCTATCAAGAAATAAACCTTTATTAGTTGTCCATAGTAGGGCTCTTGCTTCTAACTTACCACGTTCATCCAGCTTTATAACTAATCTACATACATCTGGATTGAAGGCATATATATCTAAATAACTTTGAGCGTCACTGTATCTCATACATGATTTACCTAGTGTTCCGCTACCTGACATAGTACGTTGGCTATAGCCATCTACATGATATCGATCTCTTATCTCTTCACCACTAACAATTTTAATATTTACATTTCCTTCAACCATTTCATAAGTTGCTTTGAAGTCATTAACAAAATCCTCTATATCCTTATCAACAAATGTTATTTTATTATCTTTAAGTATAGCTCTGACTAACCTACCAATCGAAGTTTTATTATTACTATCTATATCAAATAGTGATTCAATCGACACATCTTTTAGTTTAGTGGTTGTTTGTCCGTCTGGTAAGAATGATATGATATCATTTTTATCAGTTGTTTTAATAACATTAAAATTTGTTTTTATGTCTTTGCCTATTAACGATAGTAATTGTTGTCCGAGATGATTATCCATCCTTGATAGAACGGTCTTAAATTTATAGGATGTATATAATATAGATTCTAGTAGAAAATCGTAATATGACCTTATTTTCATTTTTATGACTATTGATTTTAATATATATATTAAAATAAAAAATTGTAATGCTATCCAAATTTTTTGAATTTAAAGAAGAATCTGATTTTAAACCTATAAAGTCATTTTATCTTAAAGATGAATTAAATCCTAAAATATGGGACAATTTTGAGATTGATGAAAATATAAAAGAGGATCTACTAAAGATTGCCGATGATTATATTAAAAATCTTGACTTAGATATAGATATTAATGATATCGTTCTAACTGGTTCTTTAGCAAATTTTAATTGGAGTGATTACTCGGACTTCGACTTACATATTATTTTTGACTTTAGTGATATAAATAAAGATGAGGTGTTGGTCAAGAAGTATTTAGACTCAGTTGAAAAGTTGTGGAAAGAGTATCATGATATTCTTATATCAGGCTATGAAGTTGAACTATATTGTCAAGATATCAAAGAGAAGCATAACTCAACTGGTATTTTTTCATTATTAAATAATGAGTGGATTAAAAAACCAACGAGAGAGAACTTTATACCTGATGAAGACTTAATAAGAATTAAAGCAGAGAGTATAATGAATAGAGTGGATGATATAGAAGATGAATCCGAGCATGAATATGAATATAAAGAATTATCTGAGAAGCTTAAAAGAGTTTGGAAGAAAATAAAAGAAAACAGACAAAAAGGTTTGGATAAAGAAGGTGAGTTTTCGACAGAGAACTTAGTATTCAAGCTTTTGCGTAGAAATGGATATATCAAAAAGATAATCGATTTGAAGACAAAAATATATGATAAACAATATAAATAATGAGAATTAAGAAATTTAATGAGTCACTCACAACAGCCGGTCAGGAAGAAATATTTGACATACTTTTACCGAATCATAAGGAAATTGGTGCGGACATGTCATTTTGGGGTATCTCAGATAAACTCTATCGAATTGATGTTTATTACACAGATGATAATATAGATGAAGTATTAAAAGTTAAAAGTATTATTAGTAAACAGTTACTTCATATATCACAAACATATGATATATCAAAGATTAAATCGCAAGTTTGTAAGAGTATTATGTATTGGGGATTGACGGTAGAGTTATATATAGAAGAAAAATAATATAAAATATGGCAAATATTAGAATAGAAGAAATAGAAAAGTTGTTCAAAGAGATATTCGATGAGGAAGAAGGTAAGGTTAACTCAGTGGAAACTGTATATGAGGAGTCT